TTTCCACCGGATAAAATATTTGCATCTTCAATTGGTCCAAAATAAATTTTATCATTAGACTTATAATTACTAATTTCTACACCATTTATCAACATTCCTGTAGTTCTATCAACCGTTAATTCTCCAGAACCTTGCTCAATATTTTTTTCTAATGGAAATTTTCTAAGAAGTTTTTGTATTCCAAGTTCGGAAACTTTTTGAGAATTTAAAACAAATGTATGATAACCTATGAAATCTTGAATAGAGTTAGTTGGTTTTTGAAATGTTAAACTTTCTCCAGAATCTATTAATGATCGTGAACCATATAATTTAAATTCATTATTTGATACTTTTTTTACAAAATAAGTTCCTGTTTCTAATCCAACTAAAGTTTCTGTTGGTTGAGATGTTCCAGGTTTGGTTGATGAATAAAATATTTCATCTCCCGTTATAAATGGAACTTGAGTTCCTCCTAAAGTTATAGAACTGAATACATCCTTATCTTTATCCCCCAAATTAAAAGTACTGGCAATACTAACAGAAGTAAGATTAAAATCAATACCAAAGTTATTCGTATAATTCTTAATGTCGGTGCCATCATCAAATTTAAATTTTCTGCTCGATGGTACTGAATTTGAAGCAACATATCCAAACTCATCATTATCAAAATAAATGTTTGAAACATCAGATACCAAAGAATTGTCTGTGAATCCTGCTCCGGCGTGATTGAGTTTATTTAATTTTCTTCTTACATCATATTGCTTACTCGATTCTAAATCGTTGGGATTATTTCTTA